AAGAGCAGCGGAAGGAGAAGAGAAAGCTTGAGAAGCGCAACTACAAGCATGTCCGCAGGGCTAGGATCAACAATTGCGAGGTAAAGGCTACACCCAAAATGGTGGAGGACGCAAGAAAACTAGCGGGAGACCGTTGCTATTACTGCGGCAAGAAGGCCGAGTTAACCTTGGATCATTTTGAGCCATTGGCCAAAGGTGGTGCGCATTGCGTGTCAAATTTTGTTTTTGCCTGCCATCCATGCAACTCCAGAAAGCGTGATTTAGACCCGTTTGATTTTATCGCTGCGAATGTTCCAGCAGGTTTCCACGACTAGCCTATTCCCGCTCACGCGCATTTCCCCATTCCACCCCCTCCAATCCCCCCGATGTTCCCGACTGGGAACTTGCCAAGTTGGCGTTCCCCCTGCAATTTGACGCTACCACCCCGCGCCTCTGCAAGAGCGTTTGGTACTCGGCACGCGAACCCGTGGGTGGCACTTTACTTACGCTTGACTTATGGCTCCTGCGGTTGGGATCGAACCAACGACCTAGTGATTAACAGTCACCCGCTCTGCCTCTGAGCTACACAGGATAAAAAGCAACCTCCCTTGGTGCGCATCGTAGAGAGGCGTGGGAGGTGTTGTTGGCTGTATGCTATTGGTTGGCTAGCATTCTGTCAACCCCACAAGTTACCCCTTGACGCATGGCGATTCCCTCCGCATTTGGGAAGCATGCCCGACACAGTGTCGGCTTTTACTATTTACTACTATGGCTAGTTCCAATGCATACGACCTTCAGGGTCAAGGTGGTGGTCAGGTCTATAGCTCAACGGATGGTGCTGTGACCGGGCAGTTCCGTTGGGTTCAACTGATCAACGACACCACATTTAGCGCGTTCACCGCAGCAAACCTCACCAACTCCAGTGCTCGCATGGCTGGGGTTTCGATTCCTGCTGGCGTGGGGATTGGTGGGTTGATCACTGGTTTCACTGTGACTACTGGTTTGGTTATAGCCTACCGCGTTTAATGTCGCAGTTCCGATCCACTGGTGGGTTAGATGACGCGATTGCCGCCGATGGTGATCGTGGATTCTTTGGTGTAAACCAGAGATTGCAGCTTAACCAGTTGGAGGCAGGTGAGGTAAGGGAAAGCCTTAATGGGCGCATGGAGGGCTTCTGGAGGCCGCGCAAGAGCGTGGTGTCTGTTAGCCCTGTGCTGACTACTGGAGGCACTCCGTTGAACCTTCCGTTCCACATCCTTCCTAGCCCATTCTACTTGGCTATTACCGCTGTGTCGTATGCCGCGAATGTGGTAACGATTACCGTGACTGGACACGGGTTGACTATTGGGGAGGCTGGCAACCTTACGGTTAGCGGCATTACCTTTACTGGCACGGATAACAATGGGGTTAAGGCTGTGACTGCTGCTACAGTAAACACATTGACCTTTCCTGTTACTGGCGTGACCGCCGTAGCACTAGGGGCGACTCCAAGGATTACACAGATCGACATTAACGATGCCGCAGCCAGCGATGTGTTGGCATCCTGCATGTTCTCTGACCCTAACGAGTCCAACAAGGAATACATCATTGTTGCGCTGGAGACCCTGGCGAAGAAGATCGACCTTTCTACGACACCCTACACGGCAACGACTATCCCGTATCCCGTGGGAGCCACCGTTGGGAGCAACTGCGATATGTTGCAGTGCTTCGACAAGGTGATGATCATGCGGGATGGGCAACAAGCTCTTGAGTGGTATCCTAATGGAAGGGCTATTCTTTCTGCGTCCTCCAACGCGACTGCTAGTCCAAATACCGTGGTGACAATAAGAGTTCGTGAACACGGACTTACGGCTGGGTCATCCGTGGTTATCGCTGGGCTTACTAGTGGTACTCCTCCAAATGGGACATTCACGGTAGCAACAATTGTCGACCAAGACTCATTTACCTTTGTGGCATCTGGGATTTCTACTAGCACCACATTTGTAACCACGGCAGCAACCATGACTGATGGGTTTACCCTGTCTCCCGGCGGGGCTTACACCCAGCCACAGGTTTTCAACATCCAAGCCAAGGATGTCGATGTAGTTAGTGGACTTGTTTCTGCCAAAGTTGTTGGGAATACGACAATTTTTGCTGGTGATGTAATTATCGTTTACGCAACAGCTACTACTGATTTTCAAGCCATGCTTGGTAATTCCTACCAAGTGGTAAATGCTACCACCACGCTTATCGAATGGTATGCCCCTATCGGGAACTACAATACCTCTTCATCTGATATATTTGAGTTTGGCGGAAGGTTCTCCGTGGGCGGTGGATTTATGCACCAACCGGGCGCGCCTTGGGCTACCTACTTCCAGCGCAGGTTGTTCGTTCCGTTCTACTACTCCCAGTCTGGCACTTTTAGCGCACCGGTCTACACCAGCAGGAAAATTTCTGACGAGATCGCGGTTTCCGACCTGCTGGACACTACGACCTTTGACCAAATCGAGAATCAGTTCCGTATTACTGGTGGCACTGCCGACTATGTAGTGGCAATGCACGGGTTCTACGACGATTCTTTGGTGGTATTGAACCGCAATAGCATCCACCTTGTGGCCCAGACCCAAGGAAGCCTGTCTGATACCGTGGTTAAGGAACTTACTGGTGAGGTTGGGTGCTTAGCTCGCAAGACGGTGGTCATGCAGGCTAACAACATGCTATTCTTGGCCGACGAGGGCATTTACGGGCTGACCTTCCTTAACGATTATAACCTTCGCGGCACGGAGGAACCACTTTCCAAGAACATCCAGCCGTATATCGACCGCATCAACAAAAACCTTGCTGGTGAATCGGTAGCGGTTTACTTCAACAACCGTTATTACATCGCAGTCCCGCTAGACTCTGTGGCTGGAAGTAATGATGCCCGTGGAAATAACGCGGTTCTGATCTACAACTTCTTGAACAAGGGCTGGGAGTCGCTGGATACCTATGGAGATTCTAGGTTTTTAATTAAAAACTTCATCACGGCAAGTGCTGGGGTTCGGAATAACTTGTATGTTGTTAGCGCAAATGGTGGATTACACCAGATTGACGCTGCCGACTCGTCAGTAGACCGCTTGAGCGTGACGAATGAAAATACGGATGTAGTCACCCCAACGATTAACTCGTATGTGACTAGTCGTGGGTACGACTTCAAGACCCTTGAACGCAAGAGGTTTACAGACGCACAGGTTCAAATGCAGAACTTGTCTGGGGAAACTGGCGAGTATGACATTGCGTTTGCCACAGAAGACCCAGACTCGGCAGAAAGCATTGGAACTACCACCACATTCCTTGGCGGGCAGATTTTATCACCCAGTACATCTGGTGAAGCCGAAACCGCAAGCATCCGATGCAGACTTGGTGGTCAACGCGGTTATACTGGGACTATCACATTGACAAGGACTATCGGTTCACCTAAGATCCACTCTATTCAAGTGGCGGGTTCCATTACTAACAGACAAATTCTATCACAAAAATAATATGGGAGTTGTAAATACAACCTACACATTTACAAGCACTGACACAATTACTAGTGCTAAGATGAATAACATCATTGATGATACGACATTTACCAGCGATGCAATCCAAGGAACCACCTTGCAGGTTGTGTCTCCGGGCAAGCTAGCCGTATCTGCTGGTGGCATTACCTCTAATGAACTTGCGTCTAATTCGGTTGTAACAGCAAAGATTGCTGATGCAAATGTTATTCAAGCGAAGCTCGGAACGAATGTGGTTGGGAATGGGCCTGCGTTTACAAGCGGAATTACTGCCCAACAAGACATTGCGGCGGGACAAGGTGATCATAAGGTAAATCTAACCGAAAGTTATGACACGAATAACAACTTTACTAACTCTAGATTTACCGCGACAGTTCCCGGTTATTACTTATTTACTGGAAGTACAGGTGGCAACCGTCAAAGTGGAACCACCGTCTTTAGCTCTCATTCAGTTATTTATAAAAATGGATTAAGATCAGCACTTGGGTCTTATACACCGTTTCCTAGTGGGGAAATATATATCTCTTCAGTTTCAAATATTTTGTTTATGAATGTTAATGATTATGTTGAATTGTGGCATTTTCAGAATTCAAATATCAATGGGTCTTATATAATAAATGACTCAACATACACCTACTTCACTGGCTGCCTTATCCGCTCCGCATGACCCCACTAGAATCAACGATAGCACTTTATGAACCTTGATCTTTCACACATCGACCCAGATGTACTCGCTACCTGTAGCGAGGTGGATAAGATTGAGTATGCGATGAATCAATCCGAGGAAAAAGTTGAATGCCCGTTGACCCACCTTTTTACTCCGGGTCTTTATACGAGAACCATTTTTATGCCTGCTGGGGCACTTATTATGTCAATGACTCACAGCACAAGGCATCCATTTGTTATTAGTTCTGGCGAGGTTGATGTGATTTCACCAGAGGGGTCTGTAACCTATTCCGCTCCGTACATGGGCATAACACAACCGGGAACAAAAAGGTTTTTGCATGTAAAAAAGGACACAACATGGACGACATTTCACACTAATCCCAAAAATTTGGTAGATCCAGACCAAGTTGGGGAAGATATTCTTGAAAAATGTAGTAATCCGCTAATTGATGAAAATCACCCAATGCAAAAGCCTTGGAGCAAAAATGAATCGAATTCAAAAATTATCAATGCTATTGGAGATGTTATGACAATCGAAGAACTAAATACAAATAACAAGGAGGAAGATCAATTATGTCTTGGGTAGCAGTAGGAGTGGCTGGAGTTGGAGCAGCAACATCATTAATTGGCGGGAGGAAGAAAAAAGCAAAAGCTCCACCTCCTCCAGTTGACATATTTGCAAGCGGCATTGCCAACAAGCAAGCATCTTGGCTTTCGGATTACTATCGCAAGAATGCTCCGGGTCTTATTGCGTTAAGTAGGGAGACAATGAATCGCTTGTCGCCAGAGCAAGCGGCTGCGGTGGAGAGGGCTGGACTGCAAGTAGGGGAGGCACAAAAACTTCGCCAAGGGTTCGGCCTAAATTTAGTAGGGGCCATGTCTAAGTATGGCTCCGTGGTGGGTAACTATCAACCCACCATTTCGCAAGAACAAGCCAATCAGTTGTACGACACCTCGATGGCGCAGACGATGGCGCAAGAAGCCTTCAATCGTCGTGGGGCATTGTCGGGAGAGGAGCAACGATTCGCTCAACAACAAGCAAGAGAAGCCGCAGCAGCCTCTGGTCGCATTGGTGGGAACGCAGCATTCGCCGCAGAGATCCAAAACCGAGAAGCCGCAAGGGCAGCTAGACGATCTGAAGCAGCAAGCGCAGGTCAGATGGCGTATGGTCAAGGACTTGGGGCTTTGCAACAAAGGCTTGCAACTCAACAAGGTTTGTTTAGCCAGAACCTTGGCATTGGGGCGCAACAGGCGCAGGAAAGGCAACTTGGGTTCAACCAATTCCTAACTGGTGAACAACAAAAAGCTGCTCTTTTGGATCAAGAGATGAAAGCCAATACGGTAGCATCTGGACTCGCTCAAGACTTCTACACCACCCCCGGACTCAACATGCTTGCTATGCCCCTTAACTTTGCCAATCAAGCGGCTGGAGCGCAAAACCAGTACAACAAGGATGTGACTACTATTAACAATCAGAATGCCGCTGCCAAAGCGCAAATGTGGAGCAACATCGGAGGGTCGATGATGGGTGCTGGAATGAATATGGGTGGTGGAAGCTACGGAAGCATGCTTGGTGTAGGGTTGTCTTCTATTGGTGGGCAAACAGGAAATACAGGGCTATACAATTACGGAGCAAATCTATATAACCAAAACATTGGGTATAATACCGCGCCAAAAGCCCTGATCGTTTAAGAAATAAAAATTATGGCAATTATCGCAGGACAAGTACAAACGCTCCCCTACCAATACGGGGATTCTAGCGCAATGATCCAATCCGCGCAGAATCTTGCGATGACTGGAGCGCAGGGGATTGCAGATCTAACTGGGCAGGTTAAGGACTACTTCAAGCAGCAGGGGGAGGCTAAAAAGTCAGCACAACTTGGGATCAAGATCGCGGAAGCCGCGAAGATCATGGATCCACAACAAGCACCTTACTACGACAACCTCATCTTCTCCATGAAGGATGAGAACACCCCAGTGCAGGTTCGTGGTGCGTTGGGTGCTAGTGTGCAGGACTTGCTGAAGCAGAATGTGAGTAGCCGTGCGGTTGCGGTGCAGGAAGCCCAGATGGGAATGCGTCCTGCGTACTTCGGTGGTGGGAGGCAGACAGCTACTCGACCAACTTACAGCACAAGTGCCATATCACAAGCAGCCCGTACAGGTCGCGGAGTGGATACGTCACAAGGTGATGCGGCGTTGGCAAATCAACCAGAGGGGTCTCAAAATCTAATCCCACAAGATAATGTTGTTCTTGGTGGAGTGGCTGGAGCCGATGCAGAAAAAGTTGCCAATTTAATTCAAGAAGCTCAAACACTTGGTGTTCCTGCTGAAAGGGTAAATAGAATTGCTACTGGTGTTGAACAAGAATTAAAGAATCCATCACAAAACACCCCAAACGCAATTCGTGCATGGGTTGGAAATCTAGAATCTTTAGTAACAGAAAGCAAAAAGGGTCTAGACATAGCCAAAGACTCTAAAGGTCAACCACAGGCTGTCATTTTCGAGGATGAGTCTGGAAATGTTTCTAGATATACAAAGACGCGTAGCGGAAATTTGGTAAATGAATTTGGAGAGGTTTTAACTCCACAAGGAAAACCAATTGAGCAACAACAGTATAAGCGAATTGATACTGATGCTATTCAACGCACGCTGGATCAAAGTTATGACATGGATGGCAGGCCGATTCCTCAAGGAGAACCCGGTTCCGTGCTACCCGGACTCCCTCAAGGAGATGCTGGAAATCTGCCGCCAGAAGCATCCAGAACCCGTCCGCCAAGCTTCCAAGAACTAACCGCAGTTCCACCAACACCAGAAGGTGGCGTGCAGCGTATTGGAGAACAGGAACCTAAACCAGAGCAAAAAAGTGCTGGTCTTGGGTTGATGGCGAAAGAGTCGCAAGTAAAACAGGCACAATCTTCTAGCGAAGAACTGAAAAGACTTACCTCGCTTTCCCCGCGCAAGGCTAAGTTGTACGAATCTGCTCTCAATCAAGCGTACCAAGATGTAGCAACTGCCCCAAGTGAAAATGTTGTTAAGGAAATGGAGTTGCAACTTCTTATGCAACCAGAGTCCAAAGGCCCACAAGTAATGTCTGAGGAAGAGTACAACAGAAGGAACATTTCTACCATCAACAGGGCTAAAATTCGTGCGCGGGATCGTGCTGGCATGTATAAGATCTTGGAAAGATTTGATGTCATTCAACAACTTGCCAATCACCCAGAAGCAAGTAAGGTTTTTGGAAAAGCAATACCCGAAGAAAAGCTAAGAGAACTTGCCCGTACCGAGGGTGGTGTTTATGCGTTGTACGAAAACCTCAAGGGTCAAGACTTGGTGCAGGCAATGGCAGATATTAAAGCGCAAAGCGGAACTGCTGCCAATATGTCTGAGCGTGAAACATTTGCGCTGCAAAGTGCAGTAAGTGCTTTCAACCTAAAGCAAGATTGGAACTCTGCTCAAAAATCATTGATGCAAATGGCAAATACAGCCATCCGCGCAGGTAAGAACCTTGGTGCTGATGATAGCATATTTGACACCTCTCCAATGACACCAGCAACATACGATGCCAATGGGAAGAAGCTAACCGAGGCATCAAAACGGCAAACATCAAGGGCAAATGAAATCCTAAACGCGCCACAAACACTGCCTTTGTTCCGGGATGAGATTCAATACTTCAACAGGGTTAATAGCCTAAAAAGCAGATTGCAAGG